GATCATTATGATTGGAGAACAGAATTAGATGAAGATTGGCAAAAGGTCAATCGTCAAGACAAGACTGATGGTTTAAGTAAAAAGGCAGTCAAGGCATATCGTCGTGAGAATCCTGGTTCTAAATTGCAAACTGCAGTTACAAAAGATCCTAAAAAATTAAAGAAAGGTTCTAAATCTGCAAAGAGAAGATTATCATTCTGTAGAAGAATGAAAGGTATGAAGAAGAAACTTACCTCTGCAAAGACAAGAAGAGACCCTGATTCAAGAATAAATAAAGCATTAAGAAGGTGGAACTGCTGATGAAAACATTTAAACAATTTCAAGAGGAACAGTCTGTGTATTCTACAAAAGAATTTACAAAGTTTGGTAAATCTAATTATCCAAAGAATACTCCATTTGTTGTTGATGATTTTATAAAAAATAGAGCCAAAGAACTTTTTAAATTTAAAACAGGTATACCATTAGCAAAGAAGAAATCAAATAAGAATATAAAAACAGCATAAATAGTCAATAAAGTTTAGAATTATGTTAATTAAAGTCTTAGCAGCAGAGGGTGATTTATCATCTGCTTCAAATGTTGACTCAGCTAGTGTGGTAAGACTTTACAATGGTCATTCCGCAGCGTTAGTCATAACAAGAAAAGATTCTGGTGGAACTACAATTGGTAGTTTTACTTTAGGTACATTACAATCAATTGTAATTGAAAAAGATTTTACAGATACGTTAACTGCAGCATCAAATGGTGGAAGTGTCAAAGTAGTTAAGGTGGCATTTACTATTTCATAATTAATTAAATGAGTGAAGTATATCTTGGTAATCCTAATTTAAAAAAGGCAAATACTCCGATTGAATTTACACAGGAGAATATTGTTGAATTTTTAAAATGTAAAAATGACCCAGTATATTTTGCAAATAATTATATTAAAATAGTATCTCTTGATGAAGGTTTAGTTCCGTTTAGACAATATCCTTTTCAGAAAAAATTAATCAAAAATTTCCATGAGAACCGTTTCAACATATGTAAAATGCCTCGGCAGACAGGTAAATCGACAACGGTTGTATCATATCTCTTACATTATGCGATTTTTAATGATAATGTTAATATTGCTATACTTGCAAACAAAGCTTCAACAGCCCGTGATTTATTAGGTAGACTGCAACTTGCATATGAAAATTTACCAAGATGGATGCAACAAGGTATTATATCTTGGAATAAAGGTTCTTTAGAAATTGAAAACGGTTCAAAAATATCTGCTAACTCTACATCATCATCTGCTGTTCGAGGTGGATCATATAACGTTATATTTCTTGATGAGTTTGCGTTTATTCCAAATCATATTGCAGATGATTTCTTTGCATCTGTTTATCCTACAATTACTTCAGGACAAAAAACAAAAGTTATAATTGTATCTACACCACGAGGTATGAATCATTTTTACCGAATGTGGCATGAAGCAGAGAGAGGTAAAAATGAATATGTGCCAACAGAAGTTCATTGGTCTGAAGTACCAGGTCGTGATGAAACTTGGAAAGAACAAACAATTGCAAACACATCAGAGCAACAGTTCAAAGTTGAATTTGAATGTGAGTTTCTTGGATCTGTTAATACATTAATAAATCCAGCAAAGTTAAAAAATCTAGTATATGAAAACCCAATACAAAAAAATGCAGGATTAGATGTATACGAAGTTCCACAAAAAGATCATAATTATCTCATTACAGTTGACGTTGCTCGTGGTTTAGGTAATGATTATTCTGCATTTATTGTTTTTGATATAACTAACTTTCCATATAAAGCAGTCGCAAAGTATCGAAACAATGAAATCAAACCAATGCTCTTTCCAAATGTAATACTGGATGTTGCAAAGGGATATAATAATGCATACTTATTAGTTGAAGTCAATGACATCGGTGATCAAGTTGCAAGTATACTTCAATATGATTTGGAGTATGAAAACTTACTTATGGCGTCGATGAGAGGTCGAAATGGTCAAATAGTGGGTCAAGGGTTTTCAGGAAAGAAAACACAATTAGGTGTCAGAACCACTGCTGCTGTTAAAAAACTTGGTTGTAGTAACCTGAAAACACTGATCGAAGATCATAAACTACTTACTTGTGACTATGACATCATATCAGAATTAACTACATTCGCACAGAAACACAACTCATTTGAAGCAGAAGAAGGGTGTAATGATGACTTAGCAATGTGTCTTGTCATATATGCTTGGTTAGTCAATCAAGATTATTTTAAAGAACTCACAGATCAAGATGTAAGAAAGAGATTATATGAGGAACAGAAAAATCAAATAGAACAAGACATGTCACCCTTTGGTTTTATTGAAGATGGATTAGATGAAACTACTTTTGTTGATAAAGAAGGAGATAGATGGTATACTGATGAATATGGCGATAGATCTTACATGTGGGACTATAGGTAATGAAATACGTTCTTTATAATGAAAATTTTGAACAACAAGGATCTTTTAAATCTGTTCAAGCATTGAGAAATTTTCTCTGTGATAGAAAATATGACATAAGTTGTGATGCAGATTTATCATGTACATTTGATTACATCAAACATATTAAATGGCATTTTGATATAATTGAATAATTCATATAGATAGTATAACCTATCTAATTGATATGAAAGATTTTAAAGTACCAGTTGCTATGGTTACATTCCTAGCAGCACAAGCAGGTGGTATGGTTTGGTTTTTATCAGGCATACAGAATAGAGTTCAAGCACTTGAAGGAGAAAGACTTAACAATGTAGAAGTCACAGCAAGTGAGAATAGAAGATATATCAGAGAAGTTATTATGCCTTCTTATAATATCAGTGATGCATGGTACAACCCACACTATAAAATGTGGTTAGAACAAGGTGGTTGGTCTGAAGTTAGAGAGTGTAAACACGACTAATGAAAGACAAGAATAGTAAAACACAAGTTATAAATCTCATAAGGATTGTAATTCTATTTCAGTTAGGAATTGTAGGAGCAACAATAATTGGGTGTTTTACTCTCAAACAATGTGATTCTGATACTAAACAAAATATTGCTAATATGATGACTGTTATAACTACTTCTACATTTGCATTATATGCTGCTGAGAAATAATGGATATAGATGAGCAGATAACCTATAATCATCTATTTCTCTCTGAAAGAGAATGTAGAACCTGTGGTGAAACTAAAAACTTGATAGATGGTTTTTACTTAACTAGGAAAGAGAGAGGGACTCTGCCATCAGCATATTCATATGAGTGTAAAGTGTGCACTACTAGAAGAGTAATACAAAATAGAAAGAAACAGAGAGTGTTTACAGATTGGTTATATCCTGATTGGTAATTGTTCATGCATGGTTTCCCCTCTGAAAAAATCAAAAACAATAAATATTTTCAGATAAACTGAGAATTTTTTAAGGGGAAAAAAACATGGCTACTCCTCAATTATCTCCTGGTGTATTAATCAGGGAAGTTGATCTTACAGTAGGAAGAGCTGAGAACGTATTAGATAACATTGGCGCAATTGCTGGTCCTTTTGTAAAAGGTCCTGTTGATGAAGTCACACAAATCAATACTTCACAAGGTCTTATTGATACATTTGGAAAACCACAATCTGCAAATGCGCAGTATGAGTATTGGATGACTGCTTCATCATTCCTTACTTATGGGGGAGTTCTTAAGATAGTTAGAACAGATGATGACAATTTAAACAATGCAAATGCTGGTGTAGGTATTGCATCAACAAGTTCAGCAAAGATTAAAAACTTTGATGACTATGAAGCAAACTTCAAAACTGCAACTAACTTCACATATGCAGCAAAAACTCCTGGTTCTTGGGCAAATAATTTAAAAGTATGTTTTATTGACAATGCTGCTGACCAGACACTAGGAATCACAACTGATGATCCAAATAAAGCTGGTATGATAGTTGGACATGGTGTAACAACAGCAATAAGTGCTGCAACAATACCAGGAGATGGAACAACATCAACCTTCACTGGATTCCTGAAAGGAATTATTACAGGTGTTTCTACAGATGCAACTGGTAAACAGTCAACAATTGATGTTAAGATTCTATCAAGAGTATCATCTGGTGGTACAGAAACTAAGATTGATTACTCTGAAGGTGATCCTAACAAGTCATTTGAAGCTGGTGAAACATTGTTCTTTGTAAACAATGCTGGTATTAACACTGGTGGTGCATTAGCACAAGGAAGATCTGAACCAATTGCAACACAAACTGATTGGTATGATTCACAGACTCTTGGATTAACTAACTCAACTGTTTTCTGGAAAACTGTAGCACCTAAACCATTAACTAGTAACTTTGTTGCTCAAGACAAGGTAAAAATGACTCAATGCACATTGTAGTCATAGATGACACAGGAAGCATAACAGGTATACAAGGTAATATTTTAGAGACACATTTAAATCTTTCTAAGGCAAAAGATGCCATAGCAGATGGTGAAACTGGTAAGAAAACCTATTATAAGGATTATCTTGCTAAGACTTCAACTCAAATCT